CTTGCAAGCTTCCAAAACTGAGATTATTATCTGCCGCAATTAACTTGAGAGCATCAATGACTGAGCCTACACTGGCTGCTGCTGACTTAGAACCGTTTTCAATATCTTTGAATAGTGAAATGACCACTTCATTTGTTAACAAGTTTTGTGAACCTGCCAAGTCAGCAATTTTGCCTTTGAGAATTGCAACAGACTCTGTCAGAGTGGAGCCGAAATTCTGAACAAGGTTGCCGCCGAAAGTTTCCGCACTCTTCTCAATCTGATCAAAGCTGGATACCAGTTGAGCCGAATTTCGTTGAGCACTGTTTCGCACAGTTGCGTCTAAAGCTCTACTGCCACTCTCTACACCATAAGATGCAGTTTGGAAGCTGGCGACTTGAAACCTTGAGTAGTCTGTTGTTGCTGCTGACAGTAAGACTTGTATTGCTCTTGTGTCTGCATTTTTATCAAGAAGTAAGTTTTCCAACAGTTTAAAGACTTTAGAATCGCCTTCAAACATTTGACGCGCACGTTCCAACAGTTCTTCACTGCTGGCATTTTCAAAGAACGGTGCAAGCTGACCTACGCCACTTTGCAATCCTTCTGAGATAGTCCCGACATAGCTTTCTATCACTTCTGCAAAGTCTGAACTTTTGGCACGAATATCTTCGATACCTATCTTGTCTAAAAAGCTCTCAAATTGCTTTCTGACAAATGCTGCACCTTCTTCAACATTGGCAGTATCGCCGTTGAGAAGCTCTGCGTATGTGCTTGTTATGACATTGCGCAATTGTGCAGGGAATCTTTCCATTCCCAGTTCATCACCTATTCCACTGAAAAGGCCCAGTGCTGCAGGGTTACGGAAAGTTTTGAATAACTGATGACTGGAAAGTTTAGTCATCAATTCACTGAGAGTCTGAGCATCAGATATTGAGCTTATGAAAAAGCTTACATCTTTGCTACCCCCACCGAGTGAGTTAAGTTGAGCAAGAGTGTCAATAATACTTTCTGGACGAAAAGCTTTGAACAGCGCTTTACTGGTATCACCTACTCCTCCGATTGCTTTGCTCAAATTTGTCAAAGCAGCATCCATGTTATTGCGTTCTACATCATAGACGAATCTGTTGAAATTGTCACGCACTGATGTCAGCCCATCGACAACACCATTGAAGACTCCAAATTCCACACGTATGCCTGCGAAACTCAGTAAAGTATTTCGGATGTCTACAAACAGAAGTTTCATCTTAAATACGTTTAAGTCTATTTTGTAAGCAATCATGTCAGTAGACGCGGCAATACTGTCTGCCCAGTCTTTTATAATGCCTGGCAACCCACCTCTGTCTCCTGTGAAATTTTCGGAAATCTCTGAGAAGAGTATATTTATTGATGTGCCGAGATTTTTGAAAGCTCGTGAGAATGTAAAATTGATCTTCTCAAAACTTTCGTTTATCTTGTCACTTTGCTTGAGCATGCCATTGACTACACGTGAGTATGTCAACCGTCCCAGCTCAGCTTCTTTGCGTAAAGTTTCAAAAGGAATGCCCATACCTTCGGCAAGTTGTAATGCCAAGTATTGCGAGCCTTCAAGTACTGCTCGAAGTTCTTCACCTGCTAAACGGTTTGAACCCAAGCCTTGACCTAATTGAATAATTACACTATTTGCTTCTTGTGCGCTTGCACCTGATATTGCCAGTGACTTCGAAACATTCTGAGTGAATTTGGCAGTTTGACTTTGAGAAACGTTGAAACGCTTACCTGCCAGTGCTACTTTGGAATAAATGTTTGCAACACCATCCAACGGATTACCCGTTGCGAGTGCTATCTGACGAACATTTTTGAGTGATGTTTCAAAATCTTTGTTTGTGTCTGCTACTACTCGCAGACGGTTGTTAAGGTTGCTCACACTATCTGAGAGCTTTGTAAAGCCTACTATCGCTGCTGTAATTGCAATCGAAGACGCAATTGACGATATTAAGCCTTTGTAATTAGTTGTTAGATCCTTTACTGACGCACTCGCTTTGGTAGCTTCTTTAGAGACTTTCTTTAACTCTCCTGAAGACTTTGCGCCAGATAGACGATCCATACTTTGCGAAGTTTTTGCAGAAGAAGATGCCACGGTATCTAGACTTTTGTTCAGTCTGGAAAGATCGCGTAACGCCTGTGAAGAATCTGATTGAGTTCTTATTTGAATAGCCATTGCCTATCCTTTCTTCTCTACGATTAAACCTCTGACATCACCGTAACGTAATGCCGCTTTTTCTATAAACAATTCAGGTGCTTGCTTTGAAGAACCATTGTTCAAGTTTTCTATGTGATCAGCCGAATTGGAAATTATCGCCTCATCGTCTGATATGAAATCAATAGACCAACTTGCTTTTGCTTCACCTGTATCTACAGGGGTTGCTGCTTGTAAGTCTTTAAAAAGCGACAAAGCCGCCTTGTGAGTACCTTCCCGCCTGAGCGTATTGGAAGATGTTCTCAGAAACGTCTTTGCCGCATTTATACCTTTTATCTTCATACTCATATTACAATCCTTCTATTACAGCACCACCTTTTGCTTTCAACATGAGAGTATGGAAAGCACTGCCGAGTAACTTCTTGCCAGCGGCTTCGTCTCGCTTGCTGCCGAATATCGGCCCCAAAGAGGGAAACACGTCTTCTGGTTTGCTTTTCAACTCGCTGAAAGATCGCATAATATTGTATGTGCGAAAATCCTCACGCCAACCTATCGGGCGTTTTTCGAGATAAGCCAGCCATTCGATATATTCTTCAAAAGGCCAACTTCTCACTTCTCGAACAGATTTTCCGAGGAACCATGCCAACTCAAAAAGTTGAAGTTCCTCATCTGAAAGCGTTACTTTTTTCCCTGATCTAATCCAGAGTGCTTACTTACTGCACTTGAAAGTTTGATCAATTCGTCCATAGGAAAGTTTTTGATTTCTTCGTCTTCCAACTCTGCAAAGTCTGGACAGCCTTTCTTTATGATGGCAAACATAATATCCATCTCATTGAACGACTCTTCTTCTGCACGTTTGTTTAACTCTTGCAGAGACTCTACTTCGGAAATAGTCAATTTTGTCAAATTCACAGGTACGCCCATGAAGTCAAACTTCTTTACAACCTTTTTGTTATAAAGGTCGCGTTCTGATAATAAATTTCTAAGTGTATTTTCGCTCATTGTACTTACCTTACTTGAATTTTTCTGAATTAAGCTTTTGGAAATCATCTAACATTTTCCTTAAACCATGTAATAGTCCGAGAGTTTCGAAAATCTCTTTGGACTTTTCTTGATCACCTTCAAAATCTTTAATACGATCGAAGGTCTTGCGAATGCTGAAGTCAATATCTTTGCGACAGTGTTTTGCTGTCAATCTCAGAATATAACCTCGATTAAAGTTGTTCTTACTCATAATTGATTTACCATTGTAAATAAAGAGGAGCCGAAGCCCCTCCCAATTTTGACTTAGGTACCGGTAAAAGCACCGTAGAAATCAGATTGCACAGTGATGGTAACTGTTGCAGTGTTTGCATCAGTCAACTGTGGTGAAACCTGTAACGCTTCGATCTTACCTACCCAGTAATAACTAGTATTCTGCGTACCCATTGCGTCTGCTGCAAAAGCTGCAGGAGCAGAGTTAAGAAGAGTGAAACGGAAAACGTACTGTTTGCCATCACCTACTGACTTACCTAAGAGAGAGACTGAATCCCAATCTGCCGGTACGTAGTTGACTTGCAGCTCGATAGAAGGTGCGTCTGCTTGACCTTGAATTTGCTGTGATGTTGACTGACCGTAAACAGGTACGTTTACAACGTTAGGTGGTGTACCCATTGCTGGGAATTCACGTACATCTTTGATGCGAACGAATTCACCGCCAGCAGCAGTCATTATCTCAGTAGGTTCAAGTTCTGAGGCAAAGCATGCTTTTAAAAGCGCTTCAGAAGGGTTGTTAACTACTGCTGCTACATCTGCTGCGTCTAGGCATACAGATAAGTCTGAAAACATACCTGCGCCAATTGAATTAATATGTGCCATTGTTACATTACTCCGTTATAATTGAAAGAAATTTGGTATTTGACCTTAGTTAAACTCTCGTTAACAGAATCAGTAGTCAAAATGTCAAGGACGCTGTCCATAAACTGAGTGTTGCCTATTGTTCTGCCGTTTAAATAAGTGTCGAGAATGTCTGCGATCTGGTAAGTTCGAGAAGAACCTACTCCGGCTGGACTGAATATTTCTAAAATTAATATACCTGAAATCGATCTAATATTGTAGCCAGGCAAGCTGGGGAGAATGCTTATTCTAACAAACTCCGTCAAGTCTTCTGGTATCTTGTAATTGGCAGGAAAAGCAGGGAGATTTTCATTTCGCCACTCTTCTGCTGCAAATACTGAGAAGATATCATTTTCTAGATTTTCATAACGACTCATTGCACCGCCCCTTGTCTATGAACATCTACCAAAGTGATAAAATTGTCTGAAAAAACTTTTTCACCAACGCTCCAAAGAAAACCTTCTATTTCAACACTGTCATATGTCTTGATGTCACTTGCCTCAGCTGTTTGGAACAGGAGTTGTTGACTTCTGGAAGACACAGTGTCACCTTCAGATTCTATTTTGAGAACTATTGCTTGCAAAGTAACAGATGTTTTTGTTACATCTTTGGTAGTCTTTAAGCCGAAATTAAAACCCGCCTCTTCTCTGCCCACAAAAACAACATCAACCGCCAAGTCTTTCAGTTGTCTAAATGCACGTCGAAGATTACTGCCTATCAATTTCTTATAAGCCACTAGTTTGCTCTAAACCATGCGTTACTCTTCCCACCATTTATGCGAAGAGGTGCTATCAACGTTTTCACAAGAGGCGGTATCTTGGAAGCTGGTCGAATAGTTTTGAGTTCAATAGTACTTATTTTCAGCTCAGTTACGCTGCCCGAATCGTCTAATACACCATCATTCAAAAGAAGATGTAATGCAAGTTCAATTGTAGCAGTTACAATGCGCTGAGGTGCTCCCACACTTTCCATTTGAACCATCATACCAAGTCTTGTGTCAAAGTATGCGCCAGTTCTTGGAAAAGCCAAAGGTTGAGAAGAACTCACAACTACACCAGACCAGTCCAGACTGTCCAAAACCGAAGTAGCTGTTACCAGCGCTTGGTCTTTACGTTCATCTGAAGCTGTTACCCAGTCAGTAGCGTCAAGTCGATTCTCAAAGTAGGCTTCGGCATCGCCCAAACCTGCATAAGAGTTGACACTTTTGATTAACGCCATGAGTCTTCTCCTCGATTAGTTGTGGAATACTGGTAAAATACCTAGTGATAGTGCAGAAGAAGAGGTGCGCTTCCATACACCACGGTTCGTGTGAACACCACTTGAAGCAGTGTTGGAAGAAATCGCAGCGTGAATATTGTCATCAGACTTGCGTACAGAACCACAAAGAGCTGCTTGGTTGGTTGAAGTGTAATCTGCAACGAAAGCATTCTCAGAACCAGCCCAAGAGTAACCACGAGGATGATAAATACCGCCCCAACGAGACCAAATTTGAGTTGTACCACCACCTTGATAAGCAGCGCCTTTACGAGTAATTTCGGTAGGCAGAGGTACGTCAACTGCAACATTCTCAATAGAACCAGGCAATACGATAAACGAAGTCTTGCTGCCTACTATGTCTACACCGCCACCAGTATTGAAAGCAACTAGTTCAGCAGTAGTAAAACCTTGGTTTGCACGAGTCTGTAATAGACGGAACTTACCTTGGAAGAGAGTGTTAAAAGTGATGTTACCATCTACTACACGATCTTGGTCAACTAAGTTTGCAGAACGGAAAGAAGCATAAACTTCTGGCGAACAAATCAAGTAAGCGTACTCTGGCTCGTAATCTTTGTAAGCCATACCGAAAGCATTTAATAACGCTTCAGCACGAGCTGCGCCTTGTAAAGCAGCAGAAGCAGCAGAAACAATGTTACCACCTAAATCTACGTAGAAACCGTAAGCCATGTCAGCAGGGTCGTTTGCAAAGGTCTGTCCACCCAAGCCACCGTCATCAGTGCCGTAGAACAACTCAGTGGCAGCTACACCTTTAAGCGTTGCCAAAATTGAATTGTGCTCATCTTGTGCACGAGTTTCACCAAAGTCACGACCGATCTTTGCAAGACCGTCTACTTGAGTTACAACTTGCTTCATGTTGATTTTCTCAGCACCGTGTGTACGTACAGTTTTAATGTACTTATACATGCTTGTGCCGTAATCAGACAAAGCACCATCTGTAGAGTCTGTTAAGCTGGCAATGTTGATTGCTGCGTTAATCGGAGTGTTCCAACGTGCTTGACCGATAAATGTTTCGGTATCGGCTACGATATCTGGATTGGAACCTACGATACCTGTTGAGTTTAACTTCTTTGCAGAAGTGTAAGCTTCATCGCTGTAACCTGTTATTGCAGATTGTAAAACAACGTTACTTTGGGCGTCATCGCCTATGATTGAACCGTCAAAATTTTGAGACATTTGGATATTTCCTATCTGTTAAGTTTGCCTGTTGCCGCCATTTCCAGCACTTCTTTCTGCGTCATTTGAAACAGAGATTTGCCAGAACTTGGAGGCGGTGATGTGGGTGATGTAGGTAAATGACCTCCACCTGAGTTTGCCTTAGGTTTCAACAAGAACTCATTGTCTTCGCTGGACATAAAGTCGCCAATGATTTTCTCAACCTTATCACCGTTCTTTCCTTGCCAAGAACCTTGTTCGGTCTGGACGAGTTGAGCAGTAATTTCCGAGAATGCCATCTTTGATGCTTTATCTGAACGAAAATCGTAGCCATTGAGAACACTTTTAATTTCCAAATCTCTTGTCAATTCAATGTTTCTCTTTGCAAGAACTTCACTTTTAGCACGTTCTTGACTTAGTTCCAGTTCCAAAGCTTCTGCAACTTTACCTTCTGCCTTCAACTTTTCAGTCTGTTGCTCAGATAGTTTTTGCTTCAATTCTTCGGCTTCTTTTACTACAGTATCACGTTGGCTGTAAGCGTTGTCTACTTTGGCTTTAAGATCTTTCAACTGTTCGGCTACCGCTGCTGCTACTGCATCTTTGAACTCTTTGGTATCATTACCAAGGTTAGGAGCCTCTGGCGCTGGCGCTGGCGGTACATCGGTGTTGTCGTCTTGATTGTTATTTACATCAGTCATTCTATATTTTCTCCGGACACAGTCCACAGTTGAGGTACAACCTCTTGTTAAATTCCAATACCATACCAACCATAATCTTCTGTAAAGTCGGTACTGATTGATTCTAAGATATCTTCTTCGGTGAGGATATCTGCTAAGGTAACAACTTTGCCGTCAATCACAGATCTACCTGGCACAGGTATTAACCCAATATCGATTGCCTCATTTAAGTATTGATTGTACACACTTAAAGGCAAACCTCTAGCCTTCATTTCATTGAGAGTCATAAGAATGACGTTATTCTCAAGAAAGTCTGCATAGATTTTTCTCAAAGCTT